TATTGCAATAAAAATTACGAAACAAATAAATGATGGTGAACTAGATCCATTTGATGGAAAATTTACTGTAGGTGAACTACTAGGAATGTCTAAGTATCTTCCTGGCATAGATGCACCAAATCCAAATTAATTGTGAAACTTTTGTGACAAGTTTATAATAATAAACTATATAAAAAGGGTAGAGGTTTCTTTACCCTTTTTAATTTAACATGGAGAAATTATAATGGAACTTATAACTCTATGGATGGGTATCGGATTTCTGTTCGCTGCTTATTCAGTAATCGCAAATGATTCAGTACAAACTTTAGGTACTTGGATCGCATCAAACAATCAAAAGGTTAATTGGAAAATAATGTGGGGAGCTGCAAGTGCAGTTCTTCTTTGGGCGTTATGGTATGGTTGGTATATGTATGGTGGTGATATATCATATGGTAGACTTAACAAAATACCATTTCAAGAGATACAATGGTATCATGCAATGGCGCCTGCATTATTATTAATACTGACAAGAGTAGGTGTACCTGTAAGTACATCTTTTTTAGTTTTATCTGCATTTGCATCTACATTTGTGTTAGAGAAAATGTTGATGAAATCTATGATGGGATATGCAGTTGCAGCTGTAGCCGCATATGTAATCTGGATTGGTGTTAGTAAATTATTAGACGAAGCAAAACCTGTAAAAGAAAATCACAAAATTTATTGGAGAATAGGTCAATGGTTTACCACAGGATTTCTCTGGTGGACTTGGTTATCACATGATATGGCGAATATTGCAGTATTTTTACCAAGACAAATTCCAGTGGATTTGATGATTATTATTAGTGCAGTTTTTGTATTTGGTCTGTGGTATATGTTTAGAGAAGGTGGTGGTAAAATTCAGAACATAGTTCTGGAGAAACACAACACTAGATATGTACGAAGTGCAACTATCATTGATGGTGTCTATTGGTTGATACTATACTTCTTTAAAGAACTTAACGATATTCCTATGTCAACAACATGGGTATTTGTAGGACTTCTTTGTGGTAGAGAACTTGCAATGGCTACAGTTACTGGTAAAGAAAAATTTAAGGTTGTCTTTCCATTGATTGGAAAAGACTTCTTTAAAATGATGATTGGACTTGCAGCTTCAGTTGGAGTAGTCTTATCAATACACTATGTTATAGTACCAAATGGTCTGTAACATTTTTACCACTATTGGAAAAAAGTGTCTTTCGAGGCACTTTTTTTTGTTTGGGGGGTTGACTCCATATGCAGAAAATGGTATTATGATTCGTAAACAGAGAGAAAGGTATTATTAATGATTTCATATTTGAGTTGTAACGAAGGTAAATTAGAATTGCATAACTATGAAGATGATGGAAGTAACGAGATTGTTTGTTCTTCCAATCATGTTAATGAACTTGCAAATTGTCTTGCGAACTATGGTTTTGGAGAGTACTTCAGAACTTCTTCTTCAATGGACTTTGCAGATGAGTATGGGTTTAAAACATCAGATGGTGCTCATGACCTTTTAGAAGCTGCTTGTATTGAAGCATACAAGATTATTGAGATACATGAAGAATATGAGAAAGGTTTAACTCCTAATTACTTATTATAAATACTAGTATGAAATATAAAAAGAAATCAAATAAATCAGATGAACCAAAAGGTTTATCAGTATCTGTTCGCAATAATGATGTAAATGGTGCATTGCGTGTTCTTAGAAAACGTCTTGTCAAAGAGGGTATTATTCAAGAACTGCGTGAGAAAACTTACTTTCAATCCAGAGGTGAGAAACGTAGGAAAGAGAAAGCGGCTGCAATACGCAGATATAAACGTAAGTTGCAGAAAGAATTAGAAGAGAGATTATAAGAGAGGTTATAATGAATACTGTGAAAAAAATAAAAAGAAGAAGAAAACCAATGTCGGTTGAACAAAGAATAGCTGCAACCGAAAGACTTGCAAAGGCAAGGGAGAAGAGGTTGAAAGAAAATCCACCTCAATATAAAAATATTGCAAAGGAAGTTATTAACTTACCAGACGATCATATTCTTTGTCTAAAGAATATTCGTAAGTGGATTAAGACTCAAAAAGAATTACTTACAGTTGAGAGAAAAGCTGTAAGAGATAATATCAAAGGTGCAATCTCAAGAGCTGCTAGTATTGAGGGTTATATTCGTAACTGTGAATACTATCTAAAACATGGTGATTGGTGTGATGATTTTTATGGTGAATATCAAGAAAAGAGAGTAAGATGGAAAAAGGTCGTGTAAAAAGATTTGAAGAAGCTCACGCAGATATTATAAAACTAGTTGAAGAACTAGTTGTAAAAAAGAATATTAGTCTATTAGAAATTGCAGGCATAATGCAAGCAACAGCAACACGCATATATAAAGAAGTGTTGTCTGAAAAAGAGTTTATAAGTTTGATGGCTATGATAGTAGATCATTCAACTGAACTAGGAGCAGAGAAAGAAACACTACACTAGGGATGTATTATGATATTAGTTGATATGAATCAAGTAACCATCAGTAATCTTATGATGCAAGTTGGTTCTAAAAGACAGAATGATGTAGATGAGAACCTTGTTAGACACATGGTTCTCAATTCTCTAAGAATGTATAGAGCTAAGTTCTTTGAAGAATTTGGAGAACTAGTATTATGTTATGATAACAAAAGATATTGGAGAAGAGATTATTTTCCAAACTATAAATCTAATCGAAAGAAAGACAGAGCCAACTCTGGTCTGGATTGGAATTTAATATTTGAAACATTAAATACTATTCGTGATGAGATTAGAGAAAACTTTCCATATAAAGTAATAGAAGTTGATGGTGCAGAAGCAGATGATTGTATTGCAACTATCTGTATGCATATCAATCAAACACCAAATGAATACGAGAAAGTATTAATATTATCTAGTGACAAAGATTTTATACAATTACAAAAGTATAACTTTGTTACACAATATAGCCCTGTAAACAAGAAGTTTATTAATGGTATTGATCCCTACCTATATATAAAAGAACATATATTAGTAGGAGATAGAAGCGATAGTATTCCAAATATCTTATCACCAGATAATACTTTTGTTGATGGATTAAGACAGAAACCTTTTAGTAAGAAAAGAAAAGATTCAATTCTTATGTCCAAACAAGAACCAGAAGATTTTTGTAATGCAGAACAATTAAGAAACTATCAAAGAAATAAAACTTTAATTGATTTAGAATGTATTCCAAAAGATGTGAAAAGAGAAATAATGATTGAATATCGTAAACCACCAAAAGGTGAAAGATCAAATCTACTAAATTATTTTATACAAAAAAGATTGAGAAATCTTATGAACGATATTGGAGATTTTTAATATGGCCGTAAAAACATATACACCACTACTTTCTGAAGTTTTAAAGAAAGTAAATAATGCAAAAACAAAAGATAAAAAGGTTGCAATTCTCAAAGAACATGATAGTGAACCATTGAGAATGATACTAAAAGGTTCTTTTGATCCGAAAATTGAATGGAAACTTCCAAAAGGTGATGTTCCATACAAAGCAAATGAATCAGAAGAGGGAACAGAACATACAGTTCTTGCAAAAGAAGCAAGAAAATTATATAATTATGTAAAAGGTGGTAACGATCCATTACCACAATTTAGACGAGAAGATATGTTTATACAATTACTTGAAGGATTACATAAATCAGAAGCAGAGTTGGTAATTAACACAAAAGATAAAAGATTACATCAAGTATATAAAGGATTATCTGCGGCTGTTGTCAAAGAAGCGTTTAATTGGAACGATAATTTTAATAGGAGATAGAAATGGCATTTAAATTATCACAAAGATCACTAGATAAACTAGAGGGTGTTGATGAACGTATGCAAAGAGTTGTCAAAACTGCCATAGGATTGACAAAAACCGACTTTGGCGTGATTCAAGGTTTAAGAACCGAAGCACAACAAAAAGAACTTGTAGCGAAAGGCGCAAGTCAAACAATGAAAAGTAAACATTTAGAAGGTAAAGCAGTTGACCTCATGGCCTATGTTGGTTCAAGGGGATCATGGGAATTGAACCTTTATGATGATCTTGCAGATGCAATGAAAGAAGCAGCTATTCAAGAAGGTGTACAAGTGCGTTGGGGAGCTGCATGGCACATCAATGATATGCGAGATTGGGATGGTACAATGGAAGATGCTATGAACGCATATATTGATTTACGCCGTAGTCAAGGCAGACGCCCATTTATTGATGGGCCACATTTTGAGTTAATGGATTAAAAACTATTGACATTTATATTATGATATGATAGTCTAATCCATGTGTCGTGGGATTGTTAGTCCTCTCTCTCTCACTCTCTAAAATCTAATAACCCACGACAAGCGAAAACCCTCTTCTGAGGGTTTTTTGTTTTGATAACAAAAAGTGTTGACAAACTAAACGAATCAGTATATACTGTAAGTATAGTTAATAAAGAGGGAGATCAAAACCAATGACATGACGAAAGTAACAGAGTGAGTTACAAGTCTGGTAAACTCAAGGACTCAATACTCTTACAGAAGTTACTGCACCAAGAGTGGGTGGCCGAAACTTGGTGACATTTAACGAGGCTTCAAGAGGGAACTGAAACAATAATTGAGTTCCCTCTTTTTTTACTTGACACAAAAAACGAATCAGTGTATAATATAGGTATAGTTAACAAGAGAGAGATTATTATGAATCAACTGACAAAATTACAAAAAGAATATACATTCTTTAAAGATATGTTGAATTCCCTTGAACGAAAGAAAAAGAAAACCCCTGGCAACGGATTTGCAATAATGAAGTGCAAGGAAAAGATTGCAGAGTTAGATAAAATCTTTAATGATATTGACTATGCAGTTCAAATAACTTTTGATTAATATGTACATAGAATTTAAAAGAAGAACCAATAAGAAACTAAAACGAACCATTGAGGATGCTCTCTGGTTCGCAAAGTCTTATCTATTACCTAGACATAAGATTGATGAGATTCACATTGAACCTTTAAAGTTTGATAAATATGGATTGTCTAATCTAAATGGTGATGTTTATGATTTAGATGATAGGTCATATTATATTAGAATCAATAGACAATTATCAGTAGATGATTTGATTAAAACAATCTTTCATGAGTTTGTTCATATTAAACAACATATCAAGAAAGAATTTGGTGGTGATATATTCGCCGTAGATAAAAGTAGTAAGGTTGCATATGAAGATAGACCTTATGAAATAGAGGCTTTTAAGTTAGAAAGAAAAATGTTTGACAATTATATCGAAAAATGATATAATGATTCGTAATTAAAAAGGAGAGAGTTATGGGAATGTCAAGTTTAATGTTAGATTTTGAAGAAAAGTTTTGGGATTACGCTCAAGAAATTATTGGTGAGTGTGAATCTTTTAAAGAATTTTATAGTAAAATGTTCAAATTTGATGACATTACTACAACTTATAATATTATAACATGGCCACATAATGAATTGGAGATGTTTTGGAATGAATTTTGGGTTGATAAACAATAAATACTTGTGATGTTACTTAAAACTGCATTGATGTGTATGGCCATGAACGTGTACCATGAAGCACGTTCAGAACCTATTGTTGGACAGATTGCTGTCGCACAAGTCGTTATCAATCGTGTAAACGATAAACGATTTCCAGATACAATCTGTGGAGTTGTTAAACAAGCAGTTTTAGATAGTAATGGTTTACCCAAAAAGAATATGTGTCATTTTAGTTGGTACTGTGATGGTGCAGACGATACACCAAATACAGAAAGTAAATCATGGAAAACTTCTTTGATGGTTGCAAAAACAGTAATAGCAGGAAAGACAGAAGAACTCGTAGGTAATGCTACACATTATCATGCGACTTCTGTTTTTCCATATTGGGCCAAGAATAAAAAGTATAGAAGAATTGCAAAGATTGATAAACATATATTTTATAGATGGGAGAACAGAAAATGAATAATGAACCATATGACAATGAGGGATTTGGATCAGCATTTATTACAATAATTTTTATGATGTTGATAATTCCTGCTATTTTACTCTTTACTTCTATGGGAACATGGGGTATGTTTGTACAGATGCACTTACCAGATGGTGATTGTTGGGAAAATGCAAAACATGAAAAAGTATGTAAAGGGGAAGTTGATTGTAAATTTTTACGAAACTTCTGTGTAAAAAAATGAACATATTCAATCTACATGAAGATACTAAAAAGTCTGCACAAA